TTGCTACTATCATCACGAGCGGATGCGAGTGTGCCTGCATGCATATGCCAGTTTCCAAGTTTGCATGCCGGTTCCTCTTGTTCCACGGACTTGCCCCGATGTGGAACCAACAAATGGAACCAGCGGAAACCATATGCCTGCGGGCTTTGGAGCGGGTATACTTGCCTGCGGTTCCACGGTTCCGCGAACTTCAGAGGCTATGTGATTATGATCGACCACCGACAAAGGATAAATGATATTTTATGAATACTATTTTTACATGGAACAATGGAACCATAACCTATATCCCCTGTTTTTACTGCTCTTTTTGCGTTCCACGACATATGGAACCATATGGAACCAGTGGAACCAAAATTCACAAGGAAAAGACTGTAGCGCCCAAGTCCAGCACCGGCTATTCTATAGGCGTGGGGGACTTGGTATCTGATAAGTTTTTGGTGTGTGTAAGTTTTTGATTGTCCCTTATGCGCACTCTCCCGCGTTACCACACAAACGCGTTTATCATTGTAAGGTGTGTGGCGGTGTCTCCGGAACGACCATGGGCAGATGAAAAGCTGTCCACCTAATTTTAACTATTATTAAGGAGAATATTATGGGATTAGATGCCTATGCTGGCTTTCAAGAGCCACAACCAGAAAATGTAGAACCTATCAACCCTGATGCGTTTTACGATACATTACAACATGACGACCGATTCTATTGGCGTAAACATTCAAGACTACAGCAATACATGCAAGATCTTTGGCGTGTTAGAACATTTGGAGAAGAACAAGCTCGTAACATGGGCGGTCTTCATATGGACGGCAAGCACGACCTTGCAGAAACTATATTCTTGACTAGGGAGGACATACTAGACCTTCAAGCTAAAGTAAGAGACGATAATCTGCCTTTTTGTTCTGATGGTTTCTTTTGGGGACAACAGTTCCAAGAAGAAGCTATGAAAGAATACAAGGAACAAGACATAAAGTTCTGTGCTCAAGCTCTTAAATGGCTAGACGAAGGTAAAAATGTCTGGTACGACTGTTCTTGGTAAGGAGGCACTTATGATTAAGGACTACGCAAAGTCTGTGCTGGTTGGCACAGCAATACTCTTTGTTCTATTCGGCATAGCAACGAGTATCAATTATTCACTCATATTGATGGCTGTCGGCATTGGAATGTCGTCAATATTCTATTTGCTATGGAGGTTACTATGAATGCAAATATAGTTGGAGCGCTGACTACAGCACTCTGGATTCTAATCGAGGCCATACAATTTGCTTATATGGCTTATCTAATGTGGAGTAAGAAAGATGTTACTAGTAGGAATACTGTCGGCCCTAGGGTTGTTAATCCTGGCGCTTAAAGCTGGCGGCCGTAAGGCCATCGGTCACGATATCTTTGTTGATGTCTTGATTACGGTCACACTAATGGTGTGCTTTTACGGCACATTCAGCGGTATGACTGCTGCAATGGTTGGTGGTTTGTCTGCGTCTGTTGTTTTGTTTATTATGAAGAAAACTATGCCGCACGAGAGACTAACAATCGAAAAGGGCGAACGAGTTATTATTGATAAACCCGTTCAAATTAAAATTCCTACAGTCAAAACTAGATGGAAGACTGTAGAACCTAACTGGAGGAGATAATGCAAACCATTAATCCAATTAATCTAATTATGGAACTGAAAGATTCTGTTGTTTCTGGCACGCCTGCAATGATTTGGGGCGGACCAGGTATTGGCAAATCTGACATTCCTACACAAGTCGCGAAAGACCTTGATATGAATATCATAGACTTTCGTGCAAATCTGTTCGACCCTGTCGATGTGCGTGGTATTCCTTACCTCACACAAGCAGACGCGGACGCACAGAAATACACTGCTTGGGCAGTTCCAGATGTGTTTCCGATCGCAGAACGCGACGGCGACAGAGGTATCTTGTTTATTGACGAGCTACCAACTGCACCACCAGCAACGCAAAATGCTTTCTTGCAACTTTTGCTAAACAGACAAATCGGTGATTATTCACTGCCTATTGGCTGGGCTATTTTGTGTGCTGGTAACAGACTAACTGACTCTGCAGCTGTGTATCAAATGCCATCACCGGTCAGAAACAGGCTAGCACACTACGAGCTAGAACCTACTCTTGATGACTGGACTAAGTGGGCTCACCAAAACAACATTGATTCAGATGTTATTGCGTTTATACAATACAGACCGAATCTGTTGTCGGACTTCAATCCAGATGAGTATGCTTTTCCAACACCGCGTGCTTGGTCTTTGGTTAGCAAGAAACTACAAAAGACAAACACTGACAAAGACAGAATGTTTTACAGTGTGTCTGCTTTGGTTGGCGATGGCGCTGCTGGAGAGTTTGTTGCGTTCAAAGAAATATCAGACGAACTACCTGATATTGACGCTATTATTGCGGATCCAACTAGATACAAGCGTAATGACAACCCTGCGTTGTTATATGCTTTGGCTAACGCAATTGCGGTTAGAGCGGAAGAATCTAAGATGGACAACATCATGAAGCTATCTGACAAGCTTGTAATAGAATATCAAGTTGTCTTGGTTAGAGGTTGTCTTGCTAGAGATCGCGATCTTAAATCACATCCAGCGATTAAAAACTGGATTAACAAAAACGCTAACGTTGTATTGTAAGGAGGACTTATGAAAACTGTTAGACTATCTAGCTCTTTGGCTAGAGATATTGAAAATAATGCAAGAACTAAATACCAAAAGGCTAACCCTGAAAAGGAATACCCTAACGACGGTATGAAATTCTACATCGACAATGGTTATCAAGCTAAAGTCGATGCTACAGTAAAACATTTCAAAGACACTTGGGGATTTGATTGCCCTGTCAATGAAATTGATACTATACACATCACTGCCACTATTGACACTGATGAAGACGGATACAGGAATACGCAAACTTTCAGGTTGCCTATTTCTGGTGTGTCTGTTCCTACTGCTTTGGTTAAATATTCTGACGAAATGTATGTCACTGTTGAAAGAGATAATCCAACCTTTCAAGAGTGCATGGAAGTCAAAATGTATAACGACAATTTGTCTGAAAAAAGGAGAGATTACGAAAATAAAATACGAGAGGTTATTGACAGATTTAGCACCTTAAATCAGTTAATTAAGGCTGCTCCGTATGTAAAAGATTTGGTCCCTTCAGACAGATTGCAAAAGATGCACGAGAAAGACGATCGTTCTGCTCGTGCTAAAGAACAAGCAGAAATTGCTGAAACAGAGCTAGCAGAACTTCGTGAAGTATTGCTAGAAGACAAACTAATGGGAGATGACTAATGGTTGGAGAAGTACCTATCTTAACAATATGTATTGCGGCTTCACTGCTTTTTTATGTGATTCTCATTAATACACAAGGGAGAAAGTAATGCACGCAATGTATATAGAGTCTGGAACTATGATTCCAAAAGCTCCACGACAACGAATACAAACTTTTGCTACAGCTAGATTACATGCTCAAAATGTTAAAATGTATCGTAATAATCCTGCTTATGCTACTTATCCAGTTCGTTTGGATATGCAACTAGGAGATATATTTAGGATACCTTTTAGTTGGGGCACTGCCGGTTTCTTAGTAAATCAAATTTACGAAAGAGATGGCTACGCTTATGTAAAAGGTTGTAGATGGCATAAAATAAGCTCACCAGTAAATAAACGCTGGTGGGCTAGAAACCCAATGTTACAAGAACTACCTTTACCTAGGTGGGAACTTATACCTATGTCTACTTCCGCTAAACTCCAAATAATACCAGAAGATAAATTTTCTTCTGATACTTTGGCTTATTTACAAGGAACTTTAAATTATGAATAACTTATTTATTAAAGCTAGGTCTCAATTGATACTTGAGAATCCATTCTTTGGCACTCTTTGTCTTAGACTTAAACCAGTGGAGCGTGACGACATGCCCACTGGTGCAGTCGACGGTGTGCATTTGTTCTACAATCCTAAATGGTTTGAAAGTCTAACTGCACTTCAAAGAGTAGGTTTTCTTGCTCACGAGGTTATGCATGTGGTTTTACTGCACATTACTCGTAGGCAAGAACGCGAACCTCAAAAATGGAATATCGCTGCTGACTACGCAATTAACAATCATCTTATTAAAGAGAATTTTATATTGCCGTCAGGTGGATTGATTGACCCTGAATACAATGATATGTCTACAGAAGCTATTTACGCTGATCTACCAGATGAAGATACTAATCATATGGACCCTGGTAAGTGTGGTGCTGTTCTAGACCATCCTGACAAAGACGGAACGGTTGGCAAAAATAGTGCTATTGAAGCTGAACTTACTGTAGCCATACACCAGGCTGCCGAAGCGGCTAAAGCTCAAGGCAAACTGTCTGGTAATATGGAAACACTAATTTCTGAAGTAACTAATGCAAAAGTTGATTGGAAAGCTGTGTTGGCTCGTTTCTTGCGTGCTAACAACAAGTCTGACTTTACTTGGGTCAGACCTAACAGGCGTTTCATCGGCAGAGGCATGTATCTTCCATCATTACATAACCCTTGTCTAGAAGAGATTGCTATTGCAGTCGACACTTCAGGTTCTATTAATGATGAAGAACTTACTCAGTTCACAACAGAAACTTCACATATATTGCACGAACTCAATCCTGAGCGTGTGCAGTTTATACAATGTGATTACGAAGTAAAAGAGACTACCGAATACACACGAGAGTCTTTACCACTTAAAATCACATACCAAGGTAGAGGTGGGACGGCGTTCGAGCCTGTTATCACCTATATTAAAGAGCACCATCCAAATGTTAGGGCTCTTGTATACTTAACCGATCTAGAGTCTAGTGACTTTGGCGATGAGCCAGACTTCCCTGTTCTCTGGGTTACAACTAACTCAACCGACGCCCCATTCGGCGAGGTTATTGAAATAAACTAAGGAGATGTTTATGTCAAAGATTACAGAGAGGGATCTCAATAAATCCGACGAAGAACTAGCACATGATGCTATTCAAGAAATACTTAATGCTATGTTGCTGTTAGCAGGTAACTCACAATTACCTACGCCACATGTATTATCTTTACTGTTAGCTTGGACTATGTCACAAACATTTATTTGTGCTCCAAGCAGAGAAGACGCTGAAAGGCTAATCTCTGAAGTATTAGAAGATATAAGAAAGGAGCAAAATGATGGCTAGTGTTCAATTATCACAAAGATTACGAGAAGATATAAAGGACAATTTTAAGGTCCAACTAGAGAAGGCTTATCGTAAATCTTTTAATGTTCAACCTTCTATAGACGCCATATTAGATAAAATGCAAAACTCTTCCCCAGAGTTGCAAAAACTTATCTCTATGGAGAGAGAATATCAAATTATTCTTCCAAAGATACAATCTCAATATGACAGCAGTGTTGGTAGTTATCATTCTAGAATAGATGACAACATTATTAGACCTCAAACAAGTTTGGGTCTTATTTGTAATCCAAAACGTCCAGAGTCAGATAATATGACTACCATTAAACAGTGGGAAGTTCCTCATGAAGATGAATATACAGCAGGCCAATGGAACGAAGGTAAATCTTTTGTTGAAGGTGATATAGCTGTTAAGCTTGATAATGTAGATGAATTTTATTATCCACTAACTTTTGGTCTTAGTTATTACAGAGGATGGCGCGATACTGGACCGTATCAACCTCATGTCACAGACGGAGCTTTGATTGTTACAGACAAAGAATTGTGCGAAGCTTTTTCTCCTATTGGAGAGATTGAGCAAAGAATCGGTGAAGAAACTGCAACTTTTGCTGACGCTCTTGCTAAAAAGAATACGCTCAAACAGTTTCTTGATGATTGGCCCGCAGGTAGAAATCTAGTTCCACACGAAGATATGCAACGAATGATTGCTCCAAAAACTAAGACTTCAACAGGAACTAAGAAAGTTACTGTTAATGAAACCATACCAGAAGAGTTGAAAGACTCAATGAATGAGGTTATTCTTGGTAATAAACTTATGGGGGAATAGTTATGACTATTGAATCTAATAAACAATGGCAATACAATCCAAAATTTTCATATGAAGCTAATATGGCTAATTGGATTGATGCTGTTCATTTTGAACGTAGTGTTAACAATGAAACTAGATTAACGCAAGAACAAGCAATAATGAAGTTTCAAGAAATGTATCCAAGGAGCGAATATGAGTCACATTAAAAACTATATGTTTACTGTGGCTGAATACGCTCACATTTATGGCATTCCTGCTACGATGGAAAAATTCTTTGAATCAGAAGATAATGTAAAAGTCTGCATATTATTTGCAGACTGTTACGATGGTTCTTGGGATGATTACGTCAAACAAAATAAATGGGAAGAGCCAAAACTACATTAAGTTTAACTCTCTTGAGGAAGAGCCCTCCAACGATGGCAGAGCACGTGCATGACCTACCAAGAAACATTGTCGGCCAGTAGGCAACGAGAGGGAGATAGAGAGTTAATTTAACATGCCAAGGAGTGGCATTAGTATAGCCCAAGATTCGGGAACCCGGCTTGGGCTATGCGTCTTTAGGTTAAGCTACTGTAACCCAAATTTCTAGTGTGCCTGTTGCAACGTCTGAACCAGGAGCTACTTCACAGATGATATCAATTGTATCGTCTGCACTGTAGGTCTTTGGGCATACGTCAGTATCCATGTGATCAGCTACACCAGTTTGTCCTGCTGTTGATGCACCGATATAGTAATCTGTATCGTCGCCATCACCAACACCCCAAACTAAAGCTGTACCACCGTCAAGGTCACTAGATTTAATCACAACATTGTGCACTGTCTCACCAGCAAAAACGTCTACCATTTTGTATACGTCATTTGCGTTAGGCGCTGCAGTCAATGTGATTTTTGAGTATCTAACACCAAGCTGTCCACTAGGAAAAGGCTTGAATGATTGGTTACCCGCTACCATGTCACTTGTAAAAGTTGCCATAATTTCACCTTTAGTTGTTATGTTACCCAAAATTAGGTAACATCTATAGTCATAAAGATACAAATCAAATTTGTCAAGTAATTAAGGAGTAATTAAATGGCACCACCAAAATATGTATATGTTAAGCGCAACCCTGTGCATCCTTATACATATAACAATCCAGAAGATTTACCCTACATACAATGGAAGTATGTAAAGATATCAACTGCTTATTCAATGTATACCAGTAAGCAAGTTGGTTGGGAACGTGCAAAACGTTCTGAATACGAAGAATGGTGTGCAAAAATGAAAAAGTTCAAGGAGGAACTATGAGTAATCATTACAACGAAGATAGATGGGAAAGTATAGTCCAACAAGTAGAATTAGAAGATTCTAAACTACAACTATGCGACGAAGTTCAAGAAGTATCTCTTGAAACAGGTCTACATCAAGACGACGACAGAGATGAAATATTACATATTATTGCTGAAAGCAGATACCACACGGAATAATTATGAAAACAATATATTTAGATTTTGAAACATTTTACGATGTGCATTATTCATTAACAAAAATGTCGACTGCACAATATATTAATCACGCAGACTTTAAAGTTTGGGGCGTGGGAATAAAGGTAGAAAACGAAGATACAGAGTGGTTTTCAGAAGATGAAACCCCCTCCGTTTTGGAACAGATTAATTGGGATAACATCTCTTTAGTCTGCCACAATACTTTGTTTGACGCTTATATTCTTACACAGCATTTCGGATACAGACCAGCGTATTACTACGACACTGCGGCAATGAGTCGTGGTCTGTATCCGAACATGTCTGCTAGGTTAAAAGATTGCGTCGTGCGTGAATTTCCATCCGATTTAACTAAACGTAAGGGAGAAGAACTGGTAAATGCAAAAGGCGTACGTGATCTAGATCCTGAGCTAGACAACACGATTGGGGGATATTGCATACAAGATGTTGATTTAACATATGATTTATTTCAAAGTTATATCAAAGATTATCCTACAAAAGAGCTGGACCTGATCGATTTAACTACACGAATGTTTGTAGAGCCTAAACTTTTATTAGACCAACCCATGTTACATGCATACAAGAAAGACATGGCAGAACGTGCAGTGCAAGCAATAGATGCATCTGGAGTAACACGAGAAGTTCTTGCGTCACAACAGAAGTTTGCCGCACATTTAGAAAGTTTAGAAATAACAGTGCCTACAAAAAAAAGTCCAACCACTGGCAAACAAATACCTGCCTTTGGTAAAAACGACCCAGCCTACATACAAATGTGCAACATGTATCCAGAACACCGTGCATTGTGGGACGCCAGGGAAGTTGTTAAGTCACGTATTGATGAAACCAGAGCACAAAGATTTATTGACGCGTGTAACCCAGACGGCACTTTTGGCATACCGTTACGATACTATGCTGCACACACTGGTAGGTTTGGTGGCTCAGATAAAATTAACCTACAAAACCTACCACGCGGTTCAAAATTACGCACGGCAATTCGTGCGCCTGAAGGGCAGCGGCTTTTTATCGCGGACTTGTCAAATATTGAAGCGCGTATGTTGGCGTGGTTAGCTAAAGAAGCTGATTTACTTGACGCTTTTGCACAAAAGAGAGATGTATACTGTGAGTTTGCGTCACAAATATATAATCGTGCAATCACCAAAGAAAACACGCTAGAAAGATATGTCGGCAAAACAGCGATCCTAGGGCTGGGGTATGGCATGGGACATATTAAGTTCCAAGACACCCTAAAATCAGGCTCTCCCTCAGTTGACGTGTCGGACAGCACTGCAGCCCAGGTTGTTACACAGTATCGTGGCATGTATCCAAACATTCCTATGTTATGGGCACGTGGCAAAGATTTATTATTTAATATGACTTCGCCAAACATGTTTGGTACAAATTACGGGCCCTTACAAGTAGCACGTAATAGATTAATATTACCTAATCAAATGTCATTACATTATCCTGAACTAAAATACATAGGAGGGGAGTTTTTGTATGACACTTCTAAAGGTAAAGTTAGGACTTACGGACCGCGTTTGGTAGAGAATATTATTCAAGCACTTGCACGAATAGTTATTACAGACCAAATATTAGAAATTCAAAGTTTACCCAATGTTAACGTAGTTATGCAGGTACACGATGAAATAATAGCAATTGGCTCTAAACTTGATTCAGATGTTACAATGAATACAATATTAAATATTATGCGTACACCACCTGAATGGTGCAGTGATTTACCACTAGACGCAGAGGGAGGAGTGAGCACTCAATATGACAAATAAAAACAACAACTTAGTGCTTACAAGAAAGGTCGGCGATCGTGTCAAAATTTACACGCCTGGTAGCGAAATTTGCACGATAACTGTAACTAACATCTCGCAAAAAGCATGCAAACTAGCTTTTGAGGCCGACCCTTCTATTCGCATAGATAGAGAAGAAATATATATAAAAGGAGATATAAATGAAAATAACATTTCTAAAAGCAAAGAAACCACTAGTTAAAGAAATAACAAGTGAAGAGTCTAAACCTTATCCACTAGTAAAAAACTTTACTTCTTATGAAGAAAAAATAACTATTGATAAAAAAGGTCTTACTAAATTATTTCGTGTAATGTCTACCGCTGCAGAGCAAGGACACTGCATGCATAAAGGACCCTTAAAACGTCCACTAATTGATGAATCTCGTGCACTCATGTCAGACAGATCTGCACCAACACAACTTTTAGTTTTAGATATAGACGGTTTACGTGCCACTCCAGGCGATGACTTACAAGCTATGGCCGATCGTATCGTGCTTCAGTTACCTGAGCTATTTCACGATTGTTCGTATATAGTTCAAGCAAGTGCATCATTAGGCATAAAGAAAAACAGTGTATCTTTACACTTATTTTTTCTTATGGACATGCTCGTACATCCAAAGACCCTGAAGGATCTCATTCGCATGATTAATTATGAATGTGAATTTCTTGCAGAACAAATTACTTTATCGGCTAACGGTCAAAGCTTATCTTGCGTATTAGACCCGTCAGTTGCAGATAATAGTAAACTAATTTATTTAGCACCACCTAAATTTACTGGTGTTAAAGACCCATATCCAGAAAATAGATTTGTTAAAGTTGATCGTAGACAAGCTGTTCTTGATATCTCCTCGTCTTTAATTGGTGTCAACCCTGAAAAGGTACACACCCTAGGTTTGCAAATTAAAGATAATTTAAGAAAGAAGAGTAACTTACCTAAGCGAGTAGGAAAGTTGTCTACGGTCAACGTTGCTGGGGAATCGCACGAAGTATTACAAAACCCAGACAAAATGACCATCCAAATCAGTCGTGTGTCCGAGCCTTTTGTAAACTGTAATGTAAACGGTGGCGATAGCGGAGGATATTATTTTATTCTTACTAACCCCCATTACATGTATAACTTCAAAGGAGAACCTATTTGGGAAATAGAAAAAGCAGATGCAGATTTCTATAGAAGTATCTTTGAAATATTCGGAGATAAGATTGATGCAGATACTAAAAAGAAACCAGTTGTCTTACGTGACTTCTACACAGACACTTTTTATAACGGAGTATATGATGAAACAAAACAACAGTTTAGTGAGGACTACCCCCTCACCCCCACCAATAAAAACAGTCTTAATGATTTTCTTAAGTCTCATGGCCGCGCTGCCTTGGATTACGTTCCAGATGCTCGTGTCGTATTTGATCCGAGTAGTGACAAAGGTATTGACTTAGATACAGTCCCATACAGCGTAAATTTATTTAGGAAAACTCCTTATATGTTGCAACCACAAGAAAATGTAAAAGAACTTTCGTACGGCGAAGCCATCCAGGTGGCTAAGATTTGTCCGAACTTTTACAACTTAACCATGCATATATTAGGAGACGGTAAACCTGAGTTTGAACATTTTATGAATTGGTTAGCTTATATATACCAAAATAAACGTAAAGCAATGACAGCTTGGATATTTACGGGCGTGCCCGGAACCGGCAAAGGCTTATTTACACACAAAATACTTAAACCTTTATTTGGTGAACAACAAACACCAATGCGTTCTTTAGAAAATATAGAAGAACAATATAATTTATATATGAGAACAGCTTTGTTTCTTATAGTTGATGAGTTTCGTATGGCTGACTCTGGTTCAGTAGGTAAGATGGCTGACAAATTAAAGCATCAAATTACAGAACCAACTCTAACAATTAGAGCCATGCGTACAAACCAGATCGAGCTGCCGTCTTACACGAACTTTATCTTTCTAACTAACAGAGCAGACGCAGTTAAAATAGAAGACAGCGATAGAAGATATAACGTAGCACCTAGGCAAGAAACAAAATTAGAAGTAGCTCATCCAAACTTACTAACTAACCTCGAGGCACTTGAACACGAACTATATATCGTGTCAGGCGTACTTGACAAATTCAAAGTTGATGCACGAATGGCTCATACAGCACTAGAAAACGACGCTAAGAAAGAAATGAAAGAAGTATCTATGTCTATACTAGAAGAATTTGCAAATGCAATACGCACACGCAACTTAGAATATTTTGCAGATGTTTTAGATATACCTCTTACAAATACTTTTGACGCAGGTGGTATAAGCACAGCACAAAGATATGTAAAAGATTGGTTAGCTCGTTCAGATGAACAACAAGTTATACCACTAGCACATTTTAAAGTTGTATATGATGCTCTTACTGACAGTCGTAATACTATATCTCAACGTGAGTTTTCTAAACGAATGTCTAGACTTAGTATAAAAACTGCACGTAAACGTGTAAGTAAAGATCGTTCAGCTGGTATACCGCGTGGAGTTGTCTTAACTTGGAAAATAGATAATAATGTTAAAGAACAACTTATAAAAGAACATTTTGACGAAAGGGACTTAGGATTAATCAATGGAGATGAAACAACCTACACGTCCAGACTTAATCTCAACGATTGAAGTCACAGAAGATTTAGAACTGGGATACATCCCAGCGTGGTCATATTCTACTCTTAAAACCTTTGAACAATGCGCTTACAGATCCTATATAGCAAAAGTAAAAAAGATAGCAGAAGACTACGGCCCAGCTGCAGCTCGTGGCACTGTGATTCATGATGAAGCAGAACAGTACGTAAAAGGGCAAAAAGGAGAACTACCTAATTCTTTACGCAAGTTTGAAAAACAATTCAAAGTATTACGTGAGTTGTATGAAGAAGCTAAAGTAGAGACTGAAGGTGAATGGGGCTTTACTCGTGCGTGGGAAACAACAGGCTGGCTAGCACCTGACACATGGGGTCGTATCAAATTAGATGCGTTCGTACACGAATCAGAAACATCAGCAAGAGTTATAGACTACAAAACAGGTAAAGCATATGGAAACGAAATATCACACAGTCAACAAGCACTTATATATGCTATTGGCAGTTTCTTTCGTTTCCCAGAACTAGAAATAGCTAAGACCGAGATATGGTATCTCGATCATGGCACAACTCTAGAACAAGTGTACACAAGGGATGAAGCAATGATTTTCATGCCCAAGTTACATGACAGAGCAATAGCTATGACTACTGCAACTAAGTTTCCACCAACACCTAGCAATTACAATTGTAAATGGTGTTCATATGGAAAAGGCGATTATCCCGTTTGCGAATGGGCTGAATCATGATATAATAAAAGTAACAACTAACGAATAACGATTAAGGAGTAACGATGAACGATATACCTGCGGCCTATGGCCACCAAAAAAAGACTACTGATTTCATAGTAGCAAATCCACAATGTATGATAACGTCAGATCCAGGCACTGGTAAAACACGTGCATGTTTAGATGCTCATGCTATACTTGGAGGCAAGACATTAGTCTTAGCGCCACTTTCAATATTGGAAGCAGCGTGGGTTGAAGACATTAATAAATTTCAACCAAATATTAAATATGGAGTAGCTTATGCTAAAAACAGGGAAAAAATATTTGAAGAAGACGACCTCGATATGGTCATCACTAACTTTGAAGCTGTCAACTTTTTACGCAAAAATCCACAATACTGTAAGCAATTCAACACAATCATTATTGATGAGTTTACCGCTTTTAAAAATAGGACAGCAAAACGCAGTAAAAATCTCAAACATATCATCTCATATTTTACTAATAGGATTGCCATGTCTGGTACTCCTAATAGTAATACTATTCTAGATATCTGGCACCCTACATTGTTGGTCGACGACGGCCAACGATTAGGTGCACGATTCTTTGCGTTCCGTCACCAAGTATGTACACCACGATTTAATGGCTTTGCTAACGAATGGATAGACAAGCCTGGAGCAGAAGACGCAGTAGCTAATCTGTTATCTGACATTACAATACGATATGGTCTATCGGAATGTATAGATCTACCTGACAATATAACACGAACAATCAACACTAAACTTACACCACAAGTACAAAAACAATATAACTTGTTTGCTAAAGATTCTGTGTTGTATACAAAATCAGGCACAGTTAATGCTGTACACGCAGGTGCTCGTGTCAAGAAGCTACTGCAGCTTGTTACGGGCGCAGTATATGACGAAGACAAACTAGTTCAGTTCATACACCAAGAAAGATATGACATAGTTATGACTTTAGTAGAACAACGTGCGCACTCCCTGGTAGCATTCAACTGGCGACACGAACGTGATGCTTTAATAGAACTAGCAGAAAAACTAGATATATCTTATGAAGTTATTGATGGCGAAGTCAAAGCAGAACGTAGAAAAGATATTGTTGCACGTTTTCAAGCAGGACAAATAAAGATGTTACTGTGTCATCCACAATCAGCATCTCATGGTCTTACACTTACTCGTGCAAATACTGTGATCTGGTGTTCTCCCACGTATAACGCAGAACACTTTCAACAATTTAACCAACGTATATATAGAGCAGGTCAAACACAAAAGACCGAAACTATACTTATACAAGCTAAAAATACTTGGGAGCCCGAAGTATATCAAAAGCTAAATACTAAACTAGGGCGAATGGAAAACTTGCTAAATATCTTACAGGAGGTAAAACATGGCAAAGAAACTTAATGACTTATTAGCCGAATATGGCACAGTGCGAGACGGTATCAAAGACCTACAAGCACAAGAAAAAGAACTAAACATTCTCAAGTCTGAACTTGAGAGTCAGATCGCTATTAGAATGACTGAGGAAGGCCTCGATAAGATTTCTAATGGTGGTCGAACAGTCTCACTTAAAAATGAGATTGTCCCTAATGTAGAAGATTGGGATGCACTACAGCAACACGTAGCTGAAACTGGTGAGTTTGAGCTGTTGCATAGACGTGTATCCGCTACTGCATACAGGGAAAAAGTATCACTAGGTGCGGACGTACCTGGGGTTACGAACCGGGAGTTGACACGTATTAATTACAGGTCAACATAACAATAACGAATATCGAATAACGATGGAGGAAATAACGATGTCTAACGATATTAGTATAGTAACGAGCAAGATGCCCGCTCATATCCAAGAGGGATCAGCAATGGGGAATGAAAATGTGACTTCAGAACATATTTCAGTCCCAAGAGTAAAACTACTTCAAAAGATGAATCACGAAGTAGATCCAAACCACAGTGAATATGTTGAAGGTGCCAAAGAAGGTGACTTCATAAACACTGTGACTGGTGAAAACTACGGTTCATCTCTAATTGTAGTTAATACTCATTTTAAAGAAGAGTATGTTATCTGGAGAAAGAGAACAGAAGGTGGAGGACTAGTAGGAAATTTTACTACTAGAGTCGAAGCTGAAAAGTATCTTGAAGATAACGGACTTGATGCAGATAAGCATGATATTACTCAAACTCACATACATACGTTGTTGCGTATGGATGAGAAAACACAAGAAATATCAGACATACCTTTTCTGTTTGATTGTGCCTCTTCTAAACTCAAAGTTTCTAGAGATTGGAATGTCCAACTCTTAAAACTAGGGGGGAATGTTAACAGGTTCTCTTACATGTGGAGAATGTCCTCAGTACCACAAAGCAATGCTAAAGGTAGCTGGGTCAATATTGATATTGAACCTGTGGGTTGGTTAAAAGCTGAAGCTTATCAACAAGTAGAAGCTTTTTATAAGAACAGTATAGCTAGTAAGTCTAGCTAAAGTTCGTGCGATCGGGGTGCGACATAATAGGTCGCATGCCCGATTACCTAATTGTCCCTGTATGGAGGGAATTTATATCTCTTTGCTTGGTGAGGGATACGGTTAAAAGGTAGTAAGTGTCTCCGTACACGGGACTCCTTGCTAAATTGCACTTACTACCACACCAAGCCTATGTTATACTCCTTGGGTGCGTGAAAAGGAGTTCATAAATAAAGTGCACAAGCACTTATCAAAAGAAGTTTATCGTTGGAAGATAAACGATCCCTACCATGGAGGTGTCCCTGATGCTTTCTATTCTGGTATACAAGGTCACTGCTTTGTAGAATATAAATACAAAGATTCTTTACCTAAAAAATCAAATTCTAAAATAAAATTAAATTTATCTGAACAACAACGCAACTGGTTAAAAACACAAAAAGTCAATAATATTTTCGTGTACGTGGTATTTGCCTGCCAGGATCAAGTGTACGTCATAGAAGACTTTGACTTGCAAGAATTTACAGTTGAAACATTTAACATGCACGCAGTTCCATTTGAAAACTTTATATCTGCCTTGTCTAAATTTTGTTTGGAGAAAAACAATGAATCATAATGAAAAAGAAAAATTTTTATTTGCTTTAGAAAAACTATACTATGAAAACCCAAAGGTTAAAGAAGCAATGGATAAACTAATGAATAAAATAAAAGAAATGATGGATAAACTACCGGGGGAAAAATAATGCCTGACATGGTTAACTCACCACCACATTACAACAGTGGTGACATAGAATGTATAGATGCTATTAAAGAAAGTATGACACCTGAAGCATTTAAAGGTTACTTAAAAGGTAACATTCAAAAATATATTTGGCGCTATGAAAACAAAAAAGGCGTTGAAGACCTAAAAAAAGCGCAATGGTACTTAAATAAACTCATAAAAACCGTAGAAAAAACTAAAATTGCATAGAACGCACGGAGGTGCTTTGTGCTGCATTTTAAGTGTTTTTGATATCAACACAAGGACTATGTGCTAAAAACGCCTTAGAATAAATACTATGAGGTCATTTTTTGCCAGCTTTACGATTTCGGGCAAAAGAACGGTTCTTTGATCGTTTAACTACTTTTAAATTAGATCTTTTAGCATTCATAGGATTTCCGTCTTTATGATGCACATCTTTACCGTCACCTTTTTTAACTTTTCCTAATCTTTGCATTAAACGTCTAACTCTATTTCTTTGAGCACGACGTTTCTTTTGCTCAGGCCTGCCTTGGTAGTTTTTATATTCTTTTTTATAATTACGTGGCATTTATATAGTATACACTTTTAAAGGTTCTTCTTTACCTTTTACTTTTATAGATGGCATTAAATGTAAATCTTGTACTTTTAATGCTGTAGTTTCTCCAATCAATAAATCTACACCTCTACCTTTTGTTGCACTCTCTAATCGTGCAGCTACATTTACTGCATCTCCTATAGCAGAGTAATCAAACCTCGTGTTACTACCCATATTACCAACTACAGCTTCGCCCGTATTTACACCTATGCCTATAGCTATTGGTTCAGGTAATTCTTTTTGCAACATACGAATAGCCGTACGCATATCTTGGGCACAGGCGACAGCACGTTGTTCATGTTCATCAATATCGAGGGGGGCGTTAAAGATGGCCATACATGCGTCGCCTATGAACTTATCAACCATACCCCCATGTGCTTGAATACATTGTACTTGTGCAGTAAGCACTTTGTTCATTATTTCAGTCACTTGTTCAGGTGGCAGTTTCTCTGATAAATTTGTAAAACCTCTAACATCTGTAAAAAGAAACGTGCATGTGCGTTTTTCTCCACCTAACTTTAACAAGCTGGGGTCTTTTTGTAATTGTGCAACTTGCCTAGGATCTAAGTAATGTTCGAATTGTTTCTTTATTTGTTGTCTTAATTTATATTGTTCTCCAAATCTTAACCAAAATTCTTGTACAGATAAAAGTGTCATACTAACTGTGCTATAGCTAAAATCTATAAGTACATTATTTCGTGCAAGATATACTGCAGCTGCAGCTTGCACAGCATATAAAAACCCAACCCCCGCCATAGAACCTATAACAGGTGCATTACGCACTATAAGTATTAATAATGATAAAGACCCTACTAATATAAGTAATTCATATAACAAAGAAAGACCAGGTATTGCAGGCACATCTACAGTCATACTTTCTGCTAAAGCTGCTTGCACGTGGTGTGGATATTTTAAACCAACGGAAGTGGCTATTTGCGGCATCACCCCTTTTGCTGTTACTCCTACAAACACAAACCTGTCTTTTACGTCCATTTCTTGTAGTGTAGTAGTTGGTGTATCAATCCATGATACCCAACGTCTTCCAATATTATCTACTGGTATTTGTGCATAGTTAGGCAAAGTAAGTTCTACTATTTGGCCTTGTTCAGATTTAATAATGTAAGTATCGGAACCAGATACTATTTTCATTACTTCTATACCAAAAGAAGGTGTCCAACCATCTGGCGTTTGTAGCAACAAAGGTAAACGTCTTACTAAGTTATCTACATCTGTTCGTGCAACAGCGAGGCCCTGACTAGTTGCACTTGCAAGTTTTTCTGTGTTTTTTACTACTCCTTTAGATTCTATTGCTTGTATGGGTAAGCCATCTCCTAATATAACAGTGCCTGTAGTGGGCGGATACTCACCTGTATCATTTTCAAACATTGCAATAACACTTGCTGTATTTGATAACATGTATGCAAAATCATCATCTCCTCCAAACCTATCTTCTTGTGGAAAAGCGACGACCCAACCCACGCCCCAGGCTCCTGCATCTATGAGGTTTTTATGAATATGTGCAAGATCTTGACGTGGGTAAGGCCATCCACCAGACAAAGCTAGGTCTTGCTCTGTTATATCTAGTGTAACAAACATGTCACTAGGTTCTGGTGTTGTAACTAAAGCGTCAAAAGTTTTTAATTTAAGTATTTCTAAGGCTTGCCAATTAAATAGTAAAGGTATGCATAGTATTGGTATGCTAAGTAACGAAATCCATTTCTTCATCCTGACCCCTGTTTAATTGTAATAGTAGAATTACCTCCACCGTTAACTACAATCTGCTGGTATTTACCATCCTGTATTAAAATAATAGTGTAACCTTGGGCACTGTTTACCGTCAACTGTGCGTTTTGATTAACTTTTCTTTGAAAGGCGATCTGTTCTCCTTGCAATAAAGTTATTATCTGCGTTTCTAAGTCTTGTCCTATTTCTGTGCCTTGTATCGAAGTGCCTACAGTTAATTTTTTAGTATCTAATTCATCTATTTCTTCTATTATTGCTAGTAAATCTTCAAAGAAATTTATGTCTAAAAAGTTTATATCGAGTTCTGTAAACTCTAAAGTATCTTCAGCTAAATAATCTTGTTCTAGCTCATTAAACTCTAAATAATCTATATCTAATATAGCTCCGCTATCTGCTACGGACGTTGTGGATGAATCTGTGGATAACTTTTGTTCGTCCGGAGGTGTAACAATAAGCATGTTATCTATAATATCTAAAGTAAGGTCAAGTATTACAGGCTTAGTAGGTGCAGTTTCCCATACTTCCACGGTAGTAGCTTGATAAGGTTTATTAAGAGTAACGCTACCTGTTGCGGTAGTTACAAGTATTTCACCACTAGATATGCCGTTTTCATCTGGAAGTAATATTATTAAACTGCGGCCTAGTTCATCTACCGTGCAGGTAAAATCAGTTCCCCTAATCGCTATATCTGCAGTAGGTGTAGACAACCTAATGTTTTTCTTATCTATTTTACCTAATCTACTAGTTACAAACCTAGCAGTACCACTGGCAAACTGCAAAGCCATTTTGCCTTTTGAGGGGTCAGGATCGAATATGTATTCGGTAATAACTAACTTAGAATGTTCGGTTAATCGTACAACAGAGTTGTCCAGGAAAGTAATTCCTACACGACCCGTACTAGTACGTACATCGTCCATTTGTTGAATGCCAAAGTCTAATTCAGCCCCATAAGGCTTATCTCGTATTACTTCAGCAGAGCCGTTTAGCTCAGATATGTCTCCAATATTAACAGCTTGTGCTTGTACCGCCGTCGTTCTGAACAACACACACAGTGCCATTATTGCCAGTAGACAAAATCTTAAGCCAGTCACTAGCCAATGTAGATGATTGTGTAATATTAAAAGTCCTGCTGTTGCCTGTTTGGTCAAGATAGAAATATCCATTTTGATATCCACTTCCGTCAAATGTTATTGAGTTAGAGTCCCCGTCGACATCTACATAAGATGTACCTAGGTCATAATCAATATCGAAATCAAACGTGTTGCTATCTCCATTAATTATCCAGTCTAAGTCAAGTGTCGAAGCTAAAGCATTAGTACCAACGTTTAAATTAAAGTCGTTACTAGAACCAGTTACGTCTACATTGTAGTTACCTGAATCTGCGCCATATGTATTAGTTGGGTCTACTTGTATATCAAATATATTGCTATCTCCATCAAATTCAAAAAATCCTGTAATGCTATCTCCATAAATATCACCTAAGAATTTGTTTGAGCTACCTATTTGATTTATATCTAAAGTAAGATTTAAACCGTCAAGATCGAGCGCGGTCATAGTACCACTAACAGCGTCTAGTCCACCAATGATGTTAGACGAACCTAACTGTTCTATGTCTATGTTTGCGTTATTCCCGGACTGGTCGACATACACTTCATTATCAGCATACAAAAAACCAACTAACAGTAAGGGTAAAAGTTTTTTCATTTATAACTCCAATATCCAGCTTGTTCACCCTCCTTGATTATTTCTAATACGGCTGTTTCTATAGCAGAACGCAAAGCAAGTCCTCCAGACTCATTTCGCACTACACCACTTTCTATCTCTACTAATTCAGTACCAGCTTCGATAAAACGAAACACGTCGTCTGTTAATGATACACTAAGAATGGTCTTAGATACTAATTTTTCAAGTAGCACTTGGCCTGAGTTTACAGACACAAGACGTAATTGTATGGTTATTGAATCTGTTCTATAAGCTTTAGATATACCAATTCCTAAATATCTAGCACCTGCGCCACCAGATGTTACATTAGATTCATATGAAACTACTGACCCCTCTAGTAATAAACCTGCAAATAACAAAGTACCTATCTTTGTATTGTCTTTGTTTTCAGTCCTACCACTACGTATTATCTGGCGTTCTTTAGTTAAGTTATCTAATCCACCTCTTTCTACTACAGTAAAAAAACCACCGTTTTGTTTACATGCGTCTTTAAGAGCTTTAATAAGATAGGCGCTAGGTTGTTGGGTTATAGCTGTAGAGAAGCTAGCATACATAGAATTGCTAAGTCTTTGGCCTGTTTGGTCAGTAAATGCGTTTCCGTACACAGCTACAGTTGGTTTTCTTTCAGGCGTACGGCACTCCTGCAAGTCTGTTATAACTAGCTCTTCTATCTGTGCTGACTCGATTTTCCGTATCGGAGCTATGTTATTTTCTATGGGGTCAAATAATAGTGACGCGCAACTAGAAAGTAAAAGAACCGATAGGTACCGTAATTTCTGTAGTATTGCCATCTGGGTCTGTTATCTTTAGAGTTATCATTGTACCATCTTCACTCACGTTGTATTCAATAGTGTTGCCCATTAGTTCAATGATACCTTGTGTTTGAGGCGTATCTCCAAACAAAGCATCTACAAGTTGTCTTGATAGCTGTGCATATATTCTAGACTCTAAGTTACGTATAAATCTAGCAAGGGTAGTATTTTCTGCATCTCTTTTAAGTTGTTCTTTATAAGCTTTTAGTTCTGCTTTAATATTTTCTTTACGATTAAATTCTTGGTTTTCAATAGTAAGATAATGTGAACTGGTACCTACGCCACTAAAACTAGGGTTTTTAAAACCGTGAACTATTTGATCTGCTTTTACATTCATTGCAATAATTGCAATAAATAATACAAAACCTATAAAAACTAAACTTATTGTAAGTCTATATTTTTCTAACTCTATTGCTTCTATTTCTTTCTTAGTCTTTCCTTTGGTCATCTCTATCCGCCTTAGCAATTTTGTTGCTATCTATAAGTTGAGGTACTCCTAGTATAGTCTTTATAAGCGTATCTTGTCTAATAATCTCATTGTCTAAACTACGTATTCTATCTATCAAAGCCACTAAAATACCGTGTTGTGAGTCAAGTTTCGTGCCAAGTCTCTCTTCAATAGCTGCAATTTGACCCTCTACTTTTTCATCAACGGTATCTAGTTTGGTCTCCATACCGTCAACAATACGCATTATAAGTTTATATATAAACCAACCAAGACCAATAGCTGCTGCTATAGGAAAGCCTACTTGTTGTATAACAGTTATGATGTCTTGCATCAGTCTTGTTTATTGGAAGCCCCAAAGTAAAATGATATCACTGCAGATGCTAGGCCACCGAGATAACCTAAAACCAAATTAATTAGGGCTTCACTGTTCTGTTCTGGTGGTTGGAGAGTCACGAGGAAAATATAACCAAGAAAACCACCAACCATGGCTATACCTATAATTCTAGCTGTCCAATCTTTACTAAATGTGTTTCGTGCGTGTTGTTTTTCTTTAGCTTCTAAATCGTACAAATCAACATCAAGCTCTTTCATTTTAGCTTCAAATTCTTTTTCTGCTTTTTTAATTTCAATTAACTGTTCAGGCGTAGCATTTGCTAATGCTTGTTCTATAGACTTAGGGTTGTTTTCTACTCCTAATACTTTTGATATAACATCTCCTGCCATACCACCAAAGGGTCCACCTAATGCAGTTCCTAATGTTGGAGCGACTGCTCCTACTATATTACCCAGTAACTTCTTCATATTTTCCAAGCTTTAATAGCTCCTCCTTGTTTACTAAATGCTGTGCTTCTATATCATCTTTGCTTTGGCCTGTGTATGCAACAGCAAGATAATTATCAATAAGCGCTTGGTTTAGATCTACGCCATCTGCAATAATGACGCCTAGAACTCTACCGAATTTCCCTTTCTTGTCTAGTTTTGTTTGTATTTTTAAATCATCAGCATGCAAGATAGCATCTGATAAAAACTTACCAGCTAGTTTTCCTCTAGCTTTTTCGTCTAAGTCACGTGTTCGTGATTCTGGTGTGTCGATTCCGTATAACCTGACACGGGATGTATAAGAGATATCAAAACCTAAATCTATTATGGCGTCAACAGTATCACCATCAACCACCCGGGTTATATCGCATCTATATTCGTACATTACTTACCAACTGCTTTTTGAGCTTTCTTATGAGCAGCAGTAAATGTGCTACCTTTCATCATAAGATTTTTCATGTACTTCATATGTTTAGCAGTGTGGTGTTTTGAATGTCGCTTCATAGTGGCCTCTTGCCTTTTTGTAAGAGCTTTTTTCTTCATAGGTTTTTTAGCCATTCTTTTCTTTGGCCTACCTACTTTGCTCCCATACGTTCCTTTACCTCTTGGCATAGTTTGTCTCCTTAATATTTGACATAGTTTATTCTATCCATATGGATTACTAACGTCAATATCATCAGCAGTTGACCAAGTTATACCATCTAAATGAGACAACAGAGCATTTAACTCTAGCTCTCTGGTGCTAAAATGATCTGTTATCCAACCTTGTACAATAGAGTCTGTTACATTTTCTATTTCTACAAAACCTGAAGCTGATGTATTTTTTTCAAAGTAGTTAAAAGTTATAGATTGTTTAGGCACAGTTAGTGTGTTGCTAGAATCAGCTGTTTCATGCGCATTTATTGTGTACTCTACCTCGGTTACTAATACCTTACCGTCTTCTACTATTTGTTTAGATGTAATTAAAGTTGGTGTAAAAGTTGCTGTATATTTTTTAAGAACTGCCATAATTAACTCGCACTAAATTTAACAAACCTAACATCAGCTGACCCTATCTGCCTAAAGTTTGCATCTCCTTGCCCATACATATAACATTTTACCGTACCACTACCAGTATATCTAAATGCAATTGGTAAATTAGCAGTGTCAGCACTGCTTGTAAGTCTAGACTCAGTTATGCTTGTGTTTAAATGTTGTATATCAGGAGTTCTATAAACTACACCAGAACTCCCATCAAGTAACTCTGGGGTATCAGTGCCACCTGATGTAACGGTCGTATTAACTGTACCATCAGAAAATAACAAATGTATTGTTTTAACTTGACCATTACCTCCAACTAAACGCACATAACCTTGATAAAACCCAGCTCCTGTCCCAACTGTAGTTATTTCTGCATATCTTTTAGAGTTAAGGTTAAAGTTTCCAATACTGCTACCTGTAACAAGACCCCCGCTTGTAGGTAATACTAAATCTGTAACATTAATTTTATCTGCTGTGATTGTTTGAGAATCAATTCTAGCTGCGTTAATAAAACCTGCATTTATTTTAGTTGCATTTAGATCACTTATCTTTGCATTTGTGATTTGTGCGTTTCCAATTTTAGCCGTTGTTATAGTTGCATTAGCAATTTTTGCAGCTGTTACAGCTAAGTTAGCAATTTTAGCTTCGGTTACAGCTAAGTTAGAAATCTTACCACTTTCAATAGTTGCGTCAGCAATACGTGCATTTGTTATAGCTCCGTCTTCAATACGTGCACTGTCTATAAATACTGAACCTCCACTTACAATAAACGGCGCTACATTTGCGTTTGTGTTGTTCCAGATTACAAACTTGTCTGCTTGAAACTGCACAAAAGATTGTGCTCCTGAGCCATTACTAGCATTGGACCCCACGACCATACCCGCAGCTGATTTACTGCCATTTGATTCTGTAGCTACTTGCAATACAAACATTGCATTAAGATCTCCAGTATGGCTAGCTGTAGTAGTATTTAATGTATTAATTGAACTGGTGTTGCCATTAACAGTAGAGGTTAAATTAGTTACAGAAGACGCAGTAGAGTTTTGTGCGTTAGTTACTGTAACAATGTCTGATTGAGCAGTAGCCATAGCTGCAGTTAAAGTGCTACCTGTAAAACTAGTGCTACCAAAAAGGTTAACTAATGTAGCATCACGCCCTGCTACCCAAGCATTATTAGAAGCGTTTCGTGTGTATATTTGACCGTCATCAGTATCAAACCAGATATCAAAAGCTCCTATAGACGAACCATCTGCCCTTGTGCTGGGTTGGCCAGAAGATTTAATTATGTTAGCAGCTGCTGCTGTTGTAGTAATTAAGTTAAACCCAGGCAAATTAGATAACTCTTCTGATAGCTGTTGCATTACAGCTCCTATATTTTCTATTGTTGTGGCTTTTGTACCATTTGTTCTATTGAATGGGCCTCTTACATTACTAGTACTTACAAACCTAACCCAATAAAAATACGTTTGATCGTAACCTACAGGGTCAGTAATTATAAAAGAACTAGTAGTTGTTATAAGAACAGCTGTACCTACTTCGTCATCTCTTGAACGCCATACTTCTGTAAAAGCATGATTACTATACTGAGCAGGATTCCAATTAACTATTACTTCTGTAAAAGCACCAGAAGCCTCTAGGCCAGTAGGAGCTGGAGGAATACTAAGGTCCTGTATAGTTTCGTCATTGGGTATAAAATCGGTTAAACCGTCTGGGTTAAAAGGTCTTTCAGTTAATTGTTTAGCCATACCAGAGTCTACTAACTCTCTTAGTGTTACAGCTCTGTCTAAAGGGTCTCCTAGCCTGCCAAGTCTTATTTCTTGTGCTTCTTTCATAGATACTAAAGTATCTCTAAGTTCTCTATCTACTGTAGAAGGTATATTTTTTAAGGCGGGTACTTTAGTTTTAGACATTAGACTTCTCTTAATTCGCCTATAGACTCTCCTATGCATATTTCATTAACAATAGTCGCTCCTTCTACTTCTATTGCAAACGTCTTATGAACACTAGCTGGCAAACGAACCATAGGTTCGGTTATAGCGGTAGCACTAAAACTAGGCGTAGTGCCTGTTACAGTAAAAGCACTACCAGAGGATGCTATAACAGCGTTATATATAACGCTACCGTCCCCGTATACTTTTATTCTGACGGGGTAAGTTTCTGCATTTACTTTTGCGAACCCAAAACTTGTAGGTCTTGGTGTAACGTATTCTTTTGATTTCCAATTGAAAGTTAAATTAGTATTACTGCCTTGAAATTTTTTAATCGTGTTGCTTATAATTAAATATAATTGACTGTCGTCCGGATCTGTGTGGCCACCACGTATAAGTCCACTTGCATCTAAATCTACAAAACTTGTTCCATTCTCAGCTCTTGGATCAAATATAAACCCTCCATACCTAGGAGAACCACTACCTCTATCAAAAAAACCAACATACCTTTCTTCCCACATAAACCCAGTTATAGTTGCAGGATAATAATTAGCTTGCCATTGAGTTGGAGTGATAATTTGTTCTGTTAAATTTCGTACAGTTGTGCCTGCGGCAGCAATTAATCCGTCTGGGCTTGCATATATAACAAATTGTCCCATGTCTACCATAGACCTTTTATTTAAATTTGGTTGTGCACTTTCTATACGAATTGCAGTCATAGTAGACGGGTCAGAACCCGTTATTAGATAAGGAACTCCTTTTGTTGTAGCTAACACACCATTAGATACCACTTTTATAGCTACTATTTCTTCTTCTAAAGTTAACCTATAATCTACTGGCCATGCATGAGGTAAAAAAGCTTCACTAAAACATATACGTTTGCCTGTAAAACCCGCAAACACACCCCCAGGTAAAGCACACAGGCCTTTCATAGGTCCGTCTGGATATAAAGAGGTATCATCATCTGGTGGCGCAATCCAAGTAGTAGAAGGTATTATTTCTGCTAATTCATTATTATTTGAAGTATCTTGATAAGTAGTTGTAGCAAGAGTTACCTCTGCAACAAACTGAAATGCGGTAGTATTTGAACCGGTGTTAGATCTATATATACGTTTTTTAGATAAGTTAGTATTTGATTTTGCACTACTAGTTTCTAAGTTACTTAAATTTACAATTTGATTATCATCTGTTGTTACTACAGTAGATGCTGGAGATGGCGGCCCTTCTTCTCCATAAGCAGTTACAAAAGTGTAAACATAAGCTGTTTCAAAATCTACATTAGCGTCTGATGGTCCATTAAAAGAAGCGCCATTTGTAACAGAATTTGAAGTACCATCCCCCGTAGCTGAACCGCTTGTTTTTACCGTAAAAGTTGTACCAGAGGGGGTAGATACTATTTTAAAGTCGCCATTTATTTCGTCCGCAGTGAGTCCATTTGTAGCACCAAAACTTGCAAGAGTAACAAACTGATCTACAGAAGCATTATGTGCACTAGCAGTGGTTACTGTAATAGTTCCAGAACCGCTTGCTGTAGTTATAGTTGCATTTAGTTGAGTTGGGGCAGCTACAGCTACGGTTGGAGCAGCCGTCGGAGCTGGTACACCTAATCTAAAAAAAGCACTAGGAAAAGGAGCACTATTTAAAATAATGTCACTTCTGCCCATTCTAGGGAAAGATTGACCTGACCAATAGATCGTGTCGTTAGTGTCCCCGGCTATGGGGCCACGCACGACGTCTACATCTTCATCAAACTGTAACCAACGTTCTGGACTGTCAGTATATTTAAATATGGTTTGCTTAGTTGTATTAGCTAAGGTAGATACACCATTAGAAGGGTCTACTGTAGAATTATCTGTTATAGGAACTAAACGCCCACTTTCTAAATTTACATCAGTTGCAGTTTGGGCAAGAGTATCACCTAATAGTCTAGGAGATATTCTAGGGGCTTTGCCTCCAAATGTATTAAGTTTAATATACGCCATAGTTTCATTTTCCAGTATTTAGAACAGATTCCTGTAGTTCTTGACTCCTTCTTCCTACTTGAGTAAACCATTTACTATCTTCCATCTCAACAGCCATTAGACTCCATTGATGTTTTCTACAAGCGTCTAGCATGTTTTTAAATTTAGAAAGCCTCGTGCCACCTAAATTAAAACACATGTTAACAAGCACGTGTTGTATGTTTTCAGGTAAATTATAAAAACCTTCATCTGTACCAAACACATGTATCGCTTCTGCAAGATGTTTATTAAAATCATCTTCGTAATACATGTCTACTACTTCTTGTGACACTTTTGTACCAACTTCCCAATCATACTCAGGGTCTTCTGGTTTACAAAGATGGCCTATACCTAACGTTTTAAAACCTAAACTATCTTCATAAATTTCTAAAACTTCACCCTCATGGCGTTTTATTTCAGCTTTACATTTTTCAATGTCCATACCTACTCCTTTTTTTCTGTTTCTATTTTAACTTTAGGTTTTATTTTATCTTCTTTTAAAATAGTTTTTAGGTCGCTATTTAACGCACTTATACTCGCTTGAGTTAACTTAACATCCATTGCTAGGTTGTTAAGGTTTTGTTGCGCTTTAAATACAACATTAAACATCTCTATCGCTCTAGGCGTTAGATCCTGTATGTCATATTCGTTGTCATCAAAAGTAACAGTTTTTATTTCGTTATTATTTTCCATATAAATACTCCTTATTAAGTTATGGTTTGTTTAGTATATCCTTAAGAAAAAAGCCTGTCCACGCCACTCATACCTATGATAAGTATATAAAGGCCCATAATATATCTAGTATACTTTGAATCCATAGCGTCAAACTTAGCGTCTCCTTTATCTAGACGTTTTTCTATGTTGTCGACTTGTGCTTCTACTTTTGCTAATGATTCCTTAGTTGTTGCCATTATGATCCTGCTGCTTCGTTAGCTGCTTTCTTAGCATTCTTAACTGTAGTAGTCCAGACTGCATTACAAATACCTTGAACTTCTGTAGACTCTCCAGATATATCTGTATCTGTATGAGTCCAAGAACTACCATCATAAGATGATGATACGCATTCAAGAACTTTTCTATGAAAA